GCGGGCACCGAATGCGACAGGGCACTTTGGTATGGCTTCAGGTGGGCATCAGCTCAAGAAGTCCATAGCGGACGCCAGCTGCGCTTGTTTGAAACGGGTAATATCGAAGAAGATCGGCTCGTTGCTGATCTCGAGCGCATCGGCGTCGACGTATACGGGCAGCAAGACAAGATCCGGCTTGTATCTGGCTTTGTGCGCGGCAAGTGCGACGGCAAGGCAATGAATGTGCCGGAGGCGTCGAAGACAGAACACCTGTTAGAGTTTAAATCAAGCAATGCCAAGGGCTTCGCGCTGATTGTTAAGGACGGCTGTCAGAAAGCAAAGCCGTTGCACTATGCGCAGTGCCAGCTTGGAATGCATGCCTTCGGTTTGAGCCGCTGCCTTTATCTCGTCTCATGCAAGGACAGTGACAGCCTTTATTCAGAGCGCATCGAATACGATCTTGAATTCTGCCTGCGCCTAGTTGCGCGCTGCGAACGCATCGTGTTTTCGGACATGCCGCCGAGCAGAATTAGCGAAAACCCGGAGTTCTTTGGGTGCACGTTTTGCAAGCACAAGGCCGTCTGTCATCACGATGCACAGCCGCGTGTGAACTGCCGCACATGCCTTCATGCTCAGCCTGAAAGCGGCGGCGATTGCCATATTTCATGCGCGCGATGGGCAAAGCCATTATCGATCGACGAACAGCGCGACGGGTGCCCTGCTCATTTGTATCTGCCGGGCATGGTGCATGGCGAACAGATCGATGTCGACGAGGAGGCGGAGACGATCACTTATCGCATGAAGTCGGGAGAGGTTTGGGTGGATGGAATTAGTAGGAAGGTGGAATGACATGCATCCGGGCGTAAGAGAACGAGTGGGCTTTATCGCCCTCGAAGCTCCATATACAGCCAAAATACAAATAGAAAGGAGTTCTGTCTTCCTTCCATCTTGCTCTAAATTTTAAGATCGCTTGATCCGGGTCGGAGTTAGCACCGCAACCTCTAAGCCGATGCGGTATATCAAAAATGTATGATGCATCTCCGGTATCTGCTCTTCTGATTATATCATCCAATAGCGATACGGTTTCTTTGTGATGCTTAAGAACTTCAACATCACCTTTATATTCTAGCCATATTTTATGGACCAGGAGAGGTTTCCTATTGTGGTTTACAATTTCGAACCTCACGCGAGCAGCGTATTCGCCCGTTTTATAATCGTCTTGATAGGCACTGAAGCTTGCAGAAACGTTTCCTAGGACAGCGTCAGCCTGCCTTTTCGCATGCTTCGAAGAAACGAACGCGAATCCTGCCGCTATGGCAGCTACTACTGCAGACACAACGGAAATGTAATCATTAGGCTTGAGGTCAAAATCCACAATGCTAACCTTACGAAACTACCAGTCAGAAGCAATAGACGCCGTTTTCGACTATTGGCAAGAGGAGGCGGGCAATCCGCTTGTTGATCTTGCGACCGGCTGCGGCAAGTCGTTGGTCATGGCGTCTCTGATCCAGCGCCTTGTTGAAGGCTGGCCTGATATGCGCGTGATGGTCGTTACGCACGTCGCGGAACTGATCGAACAGAATTATCTAGAATTGCTTGGCGTCTGGCCGTTTGCACCTGCAGGCATCTATTCGGCTGGTCTGGGGCGTCGTGATGCGCGCAGTCAGATTGTGTTTGCTGGCATTCAGACGGTTCACAACAAGGCGAAGCAAATCGGACACATTGACGTCCTGATGGTCGACGAGTGCCACCTGATCCCGATCAACAGCAACACGATGTATCGCAAGTTCATTGATGCTCTGCTCGAGATAAACCCGGACATGAAGATTCTCGGACTGACTGCCACACCGTATCGGCTGGACACCGGTCGCTTGGATGAGGGCGCAGATCGCCTGTTTGACCAGATCGTCTACACATACGGCGTTGCTGACGGAATCCGTGACGGCTTCCTTGCTCCGCTAACGAGCAAGCCGACGGCAACAGAATATGACGTAAACGGCGTCGGACGGCTCGGAGGAGATTACAAACAGCGCGCGTTAGAAGAGGTGATCAATCGAACCGACCTCAATGACGCAGTAGTTTCTGAGATTATCGCGAAAGGCAATGATCGTCGCTCCTGGCTTTGTTTCTGCGCCGGCGTAAAGGCTGCGCTGGACGTGCGCGACGTATTCAGATCTCGCGGCATTACGTGCGAGGCTGTCACGGGGGATACTCCGAAGGAAGAACGCCGCCGCATCCTTGAGGACTTCAAAGCCTACCGCATCCAGTGCGTGACGAACAATTCAGTTCTTACAACAGGATTCAATCATAAGGGCGTTGATTTAATTGCATTTATGCGCCCAACTTTGTCTTTGAGTTTGTATGTCCAAATGGCTGGCCGCGGCACTCGTCCGCTCTACAAGCCAGGCGCACCACTGGATACGGTTGAGGATCGGCTTGCTGCTATCTCGGCAGGCCCTAAACGTAATTGCCTCGTCCTGGATTTCGCGAAACTCGTCGATCGGCATGGTCCTGTCGACATGGTCGAGCCGAAAGCACCGAGTGCTGGTAATGGGGAGCCGCCAATCAAGATCTGCCCAACCGTACCTGACGACAGCGGGGCGGTCGGTTGCGGTGAGAAGGTGCACATCTCGCTGATGAAGTGCCCGTGCTGCGGATATGACTTCCCGCCGAATGAGGACGAAAAGCTAACCCGACAAGCCGCCGACGTTCCGATTGTCAGCACCGCCGAGGCTGAATGGCGCAAGGTGACAGGGCGGACGTTTCATTTCCACGAAGGCAAGGGCGACAAACCGCCGTCGGTTAAATGCAGTTACATCGCGGGCTATACGCAGATCAATGAATGGCTATGCCCGCAGCACAGTGGATTCGCACAAACCAAAGCGCATCGATGGTGGACGCAGCACGGAGGTCAGCGGCCGTTTCCAAAGACGGTCATGGAATGGCTTGAACGACAGCGTGAGTTGCTTACCACCGACGAAATCAGTGTCGTTCCGAACGGCAAGTACTGGAATGTGAAAGACGTACGTCCTGGCCTTAGTCTCGAGGCCGATAACGACAATTCGCCGGAGCCTGCGAACGACAATGTTTCGGTAGGTCTTTCGGAGATGCTGGACGACGAGATTCCTTTCTGAAGCAAGCCCCAAAAACAAGAACGCCCGCTGCACTGGGAGGAGGAGTGTGCAACGGGCTGATCTGGAAAGCGCGGCTATTGGGAGGAGGAGTGCCACGCTTCGAGTTCAGCCTCTGGGAGGAGGAGTGAGACTGAACAACCTGAAGATAGGTAGCTGGTATGATGATTACAATGGGCGATGGTGCACATCAGTTATGCAGCATATGCATGGCCATAAAAACGGAAAACCGCCCGGCAGCGCCGAAGCGCGCGCAGGCGGTCTTATCCTCCCAGACGAGGACCGTTTAGCAGTATTAGTTTAGTAAAGCAACAAGTACCGATAAGTACATAATCCCACAAAGTTAGTGGTATTTGATTTCTTCTTATGAGTACATGGGTGGCCCAGCGTTCTTATTCAGAAAAGGCCCGTATCGCGCTTGGGCGGGGGGCTTGGGTCGCGCGATACGGGTGCCGTCCTGCGAACAGGATGCCGACATTAAATAGGTACGAGCGCTGAATTCGGAAATGACAGTTTGTTGCAGTTGCAAATTGTTAGTGCAGCAACCAAAAAAAGTCGCCCTGCAGCGCGAGCTGTCAGAGCGACTGCGTACGACGCCCCCACCCGGAAGCCGATACGCAATTCAAACGTAACATCAAAGGCATGCAAGTAAAAGTTACATTTACTTTAGATTCCTGTTGCGTCGAATGACGACCCCACCACAATGAGCATTACCCGGCCTTACCAGCCAACCACACGAGGAGCAGAAATGAAAAATCCAGACACAGAAACATACGATCCGTACAACGCCAGAACCACGACGCAGGCAGGACACAACAACCCGCCGACCTCCGCATATGAGACGATCAAGCAAGAAATCGAAGACCTGTATGGAGAAGCCAAACTGTTTGCTGACGGCGAAGCGATCGACAATCAGGCTCTCGCTGATGCCGTGACGGAACTGCACGACAAGTTGAATGATGCTGGCAACCGTGCCGATACCGCTCGCAAGACCGAAGCCAAGCCGCACGATGATGCCAAAGCTGAAATCCAGGCGCGTTACAATAAGCTGATTGGCAACACTAAAACGTCAGGCAAGGGCAAGGTCGTGCTCGGCAAGGAAGTGTTGCAGGGGCTCCTGACACCATGGCGCAATAAGGTTGCCGCTGAAAAGGAAGCTGCTGCCAAGGCAGCGCGTGAAGAAGCCGACCGCGTAATTCGCGAGGCGCAGGAAGCTATACAAGCGAGCGCTGGCAATCTGGAAGCGCGCGAGCAGGCCGAGGAACTGGTCAAGGAAGCGAAACAAGCTGACCGTTGGGCGAAGCGCGAAGACAAGGCAGCAACGTCTGGCACTGGCCTTCGCTCGGTATGGCATTGCGATCTAATTGACGAAGGTGTGGCTTTGGGTTGGGCATATGGCCGTGCGCCGGAGCGATTCAAAGCTGTTGTGCAGGCAATGGCCGAGGAAACCGTACGCGCCGGTATGCGTCAGGTGCCGGGTTTCAATGTGCGTGAGGAAAGGGTGGCGCGGTGATGGCGAAGCTAGATCCTGCTAATTATGTGCCGCGCATAAAAAGCTTGCGCGAGCAGGGGGTGGGGCTGGATGAGGCAAGGAAGCAGGTAGACCGTGAGTACCTGCTGAACGCGATCGATAACGCGTCCAACTTCTATGAACTGCGTGGTGTAATGCGCGCCTGCATGGAGAAGGTGCTGTGAGCAACTACGGCGACCAATTCATGAAATGCCCCGAATGCGGAGGCAGGTCAGAAGCGGGATGCGTTGACGTAGGCGTCGGCCTGTACATTCGCGACGAATATATCTGCGATTGCGGTTATAATTCTGCCGCAGATGGACGGATGAATGTGGGAGATTACGACGACTGGTTTCCCGAGCTATCCGGCAATATCATATAGCAGTCGAAGGCGGTCTTTTGCGGCTATAACGTTAGAGCTGACTTCATTGCTAAGGGCGTTATTGGTGAAAGTTGCATCCCACTTGCCTTCTCCTAAGGGGAAGACACGTATCGTTGTCCAATCCCCCATAGGATCAACGGCTTCTTGAATCATCCGGCTTAATTCATCAGCTGTCTTACATTGCGTAGTCATTAGGTTTGCCTCCCCTTTGGGCAACTCTATCACACACCCCGCCAGCCACCAACTGGCGGGTTACCACACACGAGGAGAGAATGAATGCATGCACCGCTACCCAGCGGGCCTTTCGGCTGCGTCCTTGCGGACCCGCCATGGTCTTTCAGAACATACGGAAAAAAAGACGTTGCACCGGCACGAGGCCGTCAGCCTTACGGCGTGATGTCACTTGACGATATCAAAGCGCTGCCTGTCGAACAGGTATGCGCTCGCGACTGTTTGTTGTTCATGTGGACGGTTTCACATTTGCAGGCTGCTGCATTCGATGTGGCAGCTGCATGGGGATTCAAACCTGTCAGCGTTGCTTTTGTCTGGGACAAAGGCCGCATGGGTATGGGTTACTGGACACGGCAGGAAGTTGAGATCTGTCATCTTTTCAAACGCGGTAAGCCTCGCCGTCTATCGAAAGGTGTGCGCTCACTGATCAAGGCTCCGCGCCGCGAGCATTCCCGCAAGCCGGATGAGCAATACGGACGCATCGAGAAGCTGGTCGATGGTCCTTATCTCGAGCTCTTCGCCCGGCAAGCGTGGCCGGGCTGGTCTTCATGGGGCAACGAGTCTGAGAAGTATGTGGCTGCCAACGATAATCAAGATTTGCAGGGGAGGATGGCAGTATGAGCCATCCAGATCAATGCCAAGTCTGCTTCCGTCACGCCGTTGGTCTCGGCGTGCAGGAACACAAAGAGCCGATCCGATGGCTATGCAAGGAATGCGCTGACATAGCCGAGCATATCCGTTCCCGCCGCAGACTCGATCCTTACGAACTACGCGCACTTGATACCGGCGTTGAGGCGGTCGGGGCTTTCCTATCAAGCATCAACAAAACCGACCTTGCTGAGTGCGACGAGCTGGAAGCACGCATGCTGGTGAAAGCCGCATGGGAGGGCTGCGGGCGAGGGATGCGGGAAGCTCTTAAAGAAGCTCCATTTTAGGAAAGGCGCCGTTTTGACCGCCTACTATAACGAATTCGATCCGAAAGCTGCCGCTTGGCTGCGGGAGCTAATCAAGGCAGGACACATAGCACCGGGAGATGTTGATGAGCGTTCAATTGTCGATATTCGACCTGCCGACCTCGTCGGATACACACAATGCCACTTCTTTGCCGGCGTCGGCGTCTGGTCCTACGCATTGCGTCGAGCTGGATGGTCCGACGAACGTCCTGTCTGGACAGGTTCTTGTCCCTGCCAACCTTTCAGCGCGGCAGGCAAAGGAGATGGGTTTGATGACGAGCGGCACCTATGGCCGCACTTCCACTGGCTTATTCAAAACTGCCGACCTGCAGTCGTCTTTGGCGAGCAGGTTGCGAGCAAGGACGGACTTGGCTGGCTCGAC